TTGGAACGTGATGGGTTCCTCAAATTTAGAGGAATTACGTGAGAGAACATCCAACACAATCACAAGAAGACTCAAAGAAGATGTGTTAGACTTACCTGATAAAATTATTACCCCCGTCTATCTAAGATTAAAGTCAAAAGATTACGAAGAGTTAATGGGTGAATATTTTAATTGGTACGAAAAAAACCCTGACGAGTCTAAATCATTAACAGTACAATTCACTAAACTTACAAAAGTAAGACAAGTTATTGCGAATGAAAAAATTTCCCAAACAATAGAATTAGCGGAGAACATTTTAGAACAGGGAAAGAAAGTAATCATTTTCTGTAATTTTACAGACTCTCTCAATCAGATTGTTGAACACTTTGGAAAATCTGCTGTAAAGGTAGACGGTTCGATGGCAAAACACGACAGACAATATAGTGTTGACCAATTCCAAGAAAATGAAAAAATTAAAGTCTTTGTTGGTAACATCAAAGCCGCGGGTGTTGGTTTAACTTTAACCGCAGCGGAAGCTGTTATAATGAACGACCTATCTTTTTTACCCTCAGACCATTCCCAAGCGGAAGATAGAGCTTACAGGTTTGGACAAAAAAACAACGTACTTGTGTACTACCCAATCTTTGAAAATACAATCGAAGGGGTTATTTATGATATTCTCAACAACAAGAAACAAGTCATTGCCACAGTAATGGGAGACAACCTTGGTGGAGGTGACGTTGCAGAAGAAATATTGAGAAGAATAAATGAACTCCGCCCTTAATTTTTTCTATGGATAAAGTAATCAATCATCGAAATATTGAATTAAAAATTGGTGATAAGATAAAAATCATAACCGATAGAATAGAAAAAAGACTTTTAGCAAACGTATCTTTAGGTGAAATTGTAACCATATCAGGATTCTCTGATGACGGTAAAATCATATATCATAACAACACATTAGCTCTCCCAACAAACAGCGATATCTATGAAAAAATATAGAATTGAAAGAAATTAAAACAATTACGAGTTATTTATATAAAACAAATAACTCCAATACATGAAGAAAATTGAAGAAAAAATTCAACAACTCGAAAAACAAATATTCGAAAACCACATACAAGAAGAAAAGAAGTTGTTGATAAATGAAATGAAAAAAATTGGAATAGAAAAATTACCTTATTCTTATTCAGCCCTCAAATCTTTCATCGATGCAGAAACGATGAACTTTCATTATAACAAACATTACAAGGGATATGTGGATAAATTAAACGCCGCCCTTTCAAAGAAAAAACATGGTGATTTAGACTTAGAAAAGATTGTAAAAAACATAAGTCGTTATGACCAAACAGTGAGAAACAATGCAGGAGGAGCATTCAACCACGCACTTTTTTGGAACATGTTAACCCCAAACCCCAAGAAACTTGATGGGGACCTTTACAAAAAAATCACAAAACAGTATGGTACGTTTAACAATTTCAAAAAGAAATTCGAAACAGTTGCAAAAGACAGATTTGGTTCTGGTTGGGTATGGTTGGTTCTTACATCAAAAAATACCCTTAAGATAATGTCCACACCAAACCAAGATAACCCTTTAATGAACGTTATCGAAGGTGGAGGATTTCCATTACTTGGACTAGACCTTTGGGAACACGCATATTATCTTAAGTACAGAAACAAAAGAGATGAATATATCTCGAACTTTTGGAAAGTAGTTAATTGGGAATTCGTGCAGAAAATGTATGAAATGAAAATAGAAACCAAACTTTTAGAAAGTACAAATTTTCAAAAACTAATTACTGAATCTAAAGACCCCCAATTCTGTGACCCAAAAGAAGTTATTTTTTTCAGAGATTTAATCAACAACAATAGAATTAAAAGAATTTATCAGGACGGTGTAACAGATGTTCTGAAAAAAAGATTTTCTCAATTTTGGGTTGACGGTACAACCCAAGAAATGTCTGGATTTTATGGTGTAGAATCTCCTGAGGGAAGGTCCATTTTAAATAATTTGAACACAAACTTCAACGCCTTTTGTCTATTAGTAAAAGCTGTTAACAAACAAATTGATAATATCGGAAAACCTGAAAAGAAGTTTCAGTTTTGGAAAGAGGAAAAAAGGAACCCGAAAGAAACTGCAAGATTTATTTCTGCTTTAGACCATTTCAAAAATGAAATTTTTACAAAAGAAAATGAAGATTTTATTAATATCATTAAAGTTTTAAAGAAACTTTGGGATAGAGGACAAAAGTCTGAAAATAGTGCTAATAAAAAAATTGAAGACTACTTTGAAGGAAAAGCTAAAATTGAAAAAATTGGCTCTCATGGGGCTAAGATGGATGCCTTCAAAGGTATCGATGTTATAATAAATTTAGATGGTACAGAGTACTCTGCTCAAATCAAACCTTTCTCGAACATAATAGTTAATGGTGACCAAATTGAATTGATGAACACAGGTAATGTGAAACACTATACAGTAGATTGGTTGATATTCATAAATCCTAAAACTAACAAGATACTTATATTCAAGAATGAACCTATTAGTGATAAGGATAAGTACGTTTTCAACATTAATTCCTTATTACACGAAATAGAATAAGTTGAATATTTATTAGATATGGCAGCACTTCCAGAACCAGAAAGAACCAGAATATATACGAGAGTCAAACATTTGTTGGGTGCCCCACTTAGAAGTGTGGAACTTGAAGATGAGATGATGGACTCTCTTATGGAATTATCATTAGGAGACTATGAAGAATATATTCTTCAGTGGTTGATAGATTCTCAGTGGGTTAACTTAGTTAATCTGAATATGAATGAAAAATCTGTGGCTCGTGCTTTGGTAACTAGAACAATGGATTTTGAACAACAATTCTCCTACTCCTATTCTAAAATTGTGGGTCTTCAAACTGTTGGTCCTTGGGTCCTTAAAAAAGACTATTTCATTTTAGAACGTAACAAACAAACTTACGAAATTCCTGCGGGTCGTGAGGTGAATGAACTTTTATGGTTCAGTAATCAACCGTGGACTGCGTTTGGTCTTGGGGGTTTGGGTGGATTTGGATTTGGTGGAATTGGTTTAGGTGCAAATGAAGCGGGTTACGCTCAAATGGGATATCAGGGTTCATATTTTATGATGTCTGGTTTTGACTATTTGATTAGAATGCAAGAAGCCAATATCCTGAACAGAATATTAGGTGGTTCATTAACTTATAGAATCACAGGTTTACCCGACGGAAAAAAATTGATTCACTTGTATAATACACCAGGGGGTAGATTCAACTGGAACCAATATAGTGACTATGAAGGTAGAGCCGTATGGTATTGGTATTATGATGTTGAACCTGATAGTAGAGCCGATTGTTTAAAAAACAATCCTGATATTATTAAATTACCTACAGATGTTCCTATTGAGGAATTAAGTTGGGAGGATTTGAATGTACCTGGACAACAATGGGTTAGAAGATGGTTCACCGCTTATTGTAAAGAGACTTTAGCAAGAGTTCGTGGAAAGTATAGTGGTAATCTTAAAACACCTGATTCTGAAATTACTATGGACTATACAAGCTTATTAACTGAAGCTAAAGATGAAAAGACCAAGTTATTAGAAGAATTGATTGGTGAAAATGGGTGGTTAGCAAGATTGAGACCTGAAAAGGTTATGGAAAGAGAAGCACTTATCGCTGAAAACCTAAATAAACAAATGAAGTTCAGAGCAATGCCTCGTCAAATATACGTAATTTAATATGGCAATAATTAAATCAATACCATCAAGAAAGATTATAGGTGGACAAGTAATTCAAACATCAGAACTATCTGTAGTATCTGAATTAGATTATCGTACAAATGGAGAGTTTTGTATTATTGTAAAAGGAATTTTAGAGTCATTTATAGTATTGGATTCTAAAACCACTGACCATGTTGTAATAAAAGCCTTAACAAAAGTAACAGTAAGACCTGACTTTGGTAGAATAGATGAAGAGTGGGATGAACTTGTGCTAGACAAGTTTGCTTGTGTTGAATTTCAATATGTGAGTGGTAACTGGTATATTCTTTCCTCGGATGGATTAAAACAATCATAAAAAAAAGGAATATGTAAAAAAAACATATTCCTTTTTTATTTAATTCATTTGTTTTTCCCAACCTTCTTCCGCCAAGTTATAGATATAATTTGAATCAACACCTCTCTTTTTCCAATATTCTAATTCAGCATCGGTAATTTGTAGAACGTCCTCTTGTAGTCTGTCTTGGTCCCCTTGTTCAAATGGCATACCGTTTATAAGTTCACATTGTTCTGTTGTGAAGATACCTCTATCCGCTGGGTCATTAACTAAAAGACCATCTCTTACTTCTTGTTTGAAACATACAAGTAGAGGTTCAATTCTTTTATTGAACGTTACTACAGCTCTTGGCACATTGTACTCGCCAGTCATGTTAGGGTCGTTTTCTAATATGTTAGCGTCAAGCATATAACAATTTATCTGAACACCATCACCTTTTTTCTGAACATCACCATGAGATGCTTTAAGCCCATTATTAACATACATGATAACATCACCGAGGTTTACGTTTATTTTAGCTTGAAGAGCTAATTCCATGTGAGCCATTCTAGACATTTGATTACCCGCCTTAGTCTTTTGTGAAAGTCTTTTGACGTAATCATCCATAGTTAATTTTACCTTTGCTCTCTGTGCAATTTTGGAAAGAGCAATTTTTTGGTCAAATATCTTTTGAATATATTCATAATAATATTCAATGAATTCTTTTCCCTTACCATTCAAGAGTAAGTTAACTCCTTTATCTAAAAACTCTTCAATATATAAAGGTAACTTTTTTGATTTGATGGAATTGCCAGTCAATTTTATCTTTCCTTTGGCATCCATAACCGCGTAATTTTTTCTGGCAAGGTTAATACATGAAGGCCAAACACCGTCGGTATCGAGTGCCATCTCACCTCTCATAAAAATATCATTGTATTCTGCAACGTCCGCATCAGGACCACGATACACTTTACCTAGTTTAACTTTCCAATTTAGACCACGTCCAACATATTCGTGAGTATCTGTATCATCAGGACTCGAGAAGTTTACACCGTCCGTATCCATCACAAGAGGAGTGTAACCACGAGACATAAAGAATTTAATCATTTGACGAAGATACTGACGACCCGTACAAGTGATTTGTTCTCCCATATACATGTCCCCCCAAGCAAATACCTGAGGTGCAGACAAGGCTCCGAACATCGAGTTGATAAAAATCTTAATCGGTAATTGTTTGTTTGAATATGATGCAGATTTCTGTGGGTCTGTCTTCTCAAATTCCTCCGCAAGTTGTTTGTATTTGATACGAGTATCACGGAAATACTTAAGCATTCCTTTCATCGCACCCGTCACATCACAATCAGGGAAAACATCGTGTACAAGTTGAATAGAAGGGTATAGAGACGAGAAGTCGAGCTTCAGTACGTTCTTACTATAACCCACCTTAAGTAGTCGAGAAAGACCTCCTACGAAGTCTGTCTTCGATTGTTTTGCGGGGATTGCCAAGTTGTGTTTGTAAGACCAAGCAAGCATAAGCATCTTCCATAGAGTTGCGGTACCCATTGTGGATACTCTCTCATATGTAGTTGGAATCATTGCTGCAAGAAGGAACGAACCTTGATTGAACTCTTTATCAACCGCCAAGGTTTCTTCCAAGTCATCATCAAGATATCTTTCAACCAAGTTATCTCCCGTTGTTTTAATGTAGACACCAGGAAACTTAATATCTAAATCCTGATACTCAGAAGCTTTTTTATACTTTCCGTTTTGAGTATTTAACCAATACTCTTCTTTCTCTCTATATAACTTACCAATATCTGTGTGTTCTATATACACACGGTCAGGTGCCTCCTTATTGATAAACTTTGTAATATACTTAAGACCCGCAGATTTAATGTTTGAGTTAATAGCCTGAGCCCTACGAACCGCGTGAATAATATCAATCACGTTATACCCCCAAATCGAAGTTTGTAAAAATTCCTCAACCTCGTTTGCAAGTTTCAACATACTATCTTTTCTTGTGTAAGAATGTTGGGGGTGCATGGATTTGACCGCCTTTCTCATATCGATTCCATGTCTTTGGGCTCTTTCGAATATCCAATGCCAATCGAAGTTCGCTGAGTTGTAACCACCAATAATTGATGGTTTTAATTGGTCAATCACATTTAAGAACTCAAGTATAGCACCTTTTTCTTGTGACTCATCAAAACACTCAATAACCTTGTGGTATCCTTTATTGGTTTTGATTCCAATCATAAAGATACGACCGTCCTTTGGGTCAAGGGCATCAGTTTCCAAGTCAAACACAAGACGGGTAACTTGGTCATAGTCAGTAAAACCTTTGAATAATCTTTTTTCTTTGGAAACCAAATACTGTTCTACAGGAGGTAGAATCAAAACTTTATCTTTTGTCTTTTCACCCCATGGGTCACAACCACCGTCTCTAAAAAATTGAATAAGTTCACGATAACCTTTTAGAGATTTAACCATATAAGTCAAACCATTTTTAAGGCGTTCATTATCCATAGTCTCCAACTTTTCGATAACAATCCCATATTTGTTCATGGCTTCTTTCTGAGCCATTTTGGAATCATTATAAAAGTTCAGACCTCTCAGGTCACCGACCCAAGCAAACGGAATAAATGTGTCTTTGCGGATTTCTTTTCCCTTACCAGGGATTTCTTTGATTTTGTAGATGGAGTTTGAAACGTAATCGAACTCGATTGCTACTATAAATTCTTCGGGGTCGTTTCCCGTTAGGAACGACTCAATTTCTTCGTGAGTGTACATATTTTTAGACGAGTGGTTTATTGGCTTTCACACTATCGTGAAGTTTACCTTCTCATTCATCTATAAATATAAAAAAAAGTTAGAGTTCGTCAAACTAACAACAAGCAGTTTCAGAAA